AACAATATAATATAAGGAACTATGGGATTTTTTTCTGGAATAAGACGTAGAATCAAAAAATTAATACCTAAAGAGATAGCACCAGCTGTACCATTTATAGCCGCTTACTTTGGTGGACCAGCTCTAGCTGCAAAATTTTCAGGTTTAAGTCCTGCTATGGCAAAAGCTTTAGTAGCAGGTGGTACAAGATTTGCAACAGATGATGAAGCTGATATAAAAGACGTAGGGAGAGCAGCTGCGTTAGCAGCGGCACCAGATGTAGTCGGAGAAGGACTAGGAAGCTTTGCAGATAAATATGGAGCTGTAGGAGATACAGCACAAACGGCCACTATGTTAACTAGAGCGGCAGATTCAGCAAGACAAGCTCAACAAGCCATACAAGGTGCAGGTTTATTAAAAACAGCAGGCACACAAGCCGCAACAGATTTTGGAATTAAACAAGCAGAGTTAAACGAAAAAGCATTAGAACAATACAATGCAGATTTATTAGCAAAAGGCATTAGAGATAAGACAGCTAGAAGAAGTGCTATCTTTGATATCTTTGTAAATGCAGGATACGATGATGACGAGGTTAATGTTATGCTAGACAAATACGGATACGCGGACGGTGGTAAGGTAATGGCAAAAGCTAGCATGAAAGGTGGTCTAGATAAATATTATGATATGTTAGAAAAATTAAAAAAGAAAAAAAGAGTTAAAAAAGCCAGAGGTGGTAAGATAGATCCTAGAGCTGCTACTTTTGTAGCTACCATGACTGATAAATTTGTAGAACAAGGTATGAGTCTTTCAGATGCAAAAGATGCTGCCTTAAAAATAGCTGAAGAAGAATTTGAAGATACTTCAGAACAAGATATGCTTGACAGAGATTTTGGATCAAATTTACAATCAGCTGTTAGTGGATTAGAAACAGCATTTGGACAACCATTGGGCGGAAGGAGGCCCGAACCTATGAGAATTATACCAGGATTTGCAGAGGGTGGAGACGTAGATATTTTAGAGACAGAAGAAGAGATTATCACACCAGAGTATCTGATGAAAGAAGAGGGTGTGCCTATCGGAGAACAGGTCTCTAATCCAGATAAAATGGATTCACTAAATCAATTATCGCTAATGTTATTTAACAAACCAATATTTGAATTAACTGAAGAGCAGTTTGAGATGCTAAAAGAGTTTGCATCTGACAGAGCTGCAAAACAAGTTGGATATGAACCAGGTAAGTACAGTGACGATGAGATAGAGATGTATGAGAATTACAAATACAACATGAACGAACAGATGCCCGGCATGCCTATCATTGACATTGATGATTTTTTAAGAATGGAATATGGTGCAGGAAGATTAGGTGTTGCTAAAGGTGGGCCAATCAAAACTCAAAAACCAGACATGGAAAAAGATACTAAAGGCAAGACAGCAGCTCCAGATTATTATATCAAACGAATGGAAGCGTTGATGGATCTAGGTTATGATTATGATGAAGCTGGTAGAATCGCCATGGATTTTGATGACTACATGGAGGCAATAGACAAAGGTCCAGTTGGTGACGCTTACAAACAAGGTGGTGTTATTAAAAAGAAAAAAATAATCGCAATAGGTACAGGTAAATTAAAAGATTATCCAGGTATCAAAAAGATTTTAGAGATGAATAAAAAAGGTAAGAAAAGATTTTCTAAGGCCGAAGGTGGTCTTATGAATCTAGGTGGAAAAGAATTAGATCTAAGAGGTGGTGGATTTGTACCAATGGGTAAGAAAGAGAAAGCAGATGACGTACCTGCGAGACTTTCTAAAAACGAATTTGTGATGACAGCGGATGCTGTCAGAGCAGCTGGTGGTGGTAGCGTGCAAAAAGGTGCGGATCTCATGTATGACACAATGAAAAAACTGGAGGCACAAAGTTAATGGCTGAAACAATAACACGACAGTTACGAGAACCATTTGTAGAATCGGCTGGTCTTGGTATAACTAATGAAGGTTTAAGATTATTAAAACAAAATTTACCTACATCCACATATACAGGCAGAAGTTTTGTACAAGGTCAATCCGCATTAGAAACAGGCGCAGCACAAGCTGCAGCAAATCTTGGTAATCTTGTTGGAGCTGGTACAACTTTACCATCAGGTGTTCAAGAAGGCTCTATTGAAGCTTTCATGTCACCATATCAACAAGATGTTATTGATGCTTCATTAACAGCTTTACAAAGAGAACAAGACAAAGGTTTAATGTCATTAAGAGATTCAGCAGTCAGATCTGGAGCTTTTGGTGGTGGTAGAGAAGCAGCAGCAATAGGTGAGTTTGAAGCTACAGGCGCAGCTGCAAGAGCCACATTAGAATCACAATTAAGACAACAAGCATTTCAGGATGCAGTAAACAGAAGAAATCAAGACCTTGCAAACAGACAAGGATTAGGAACTTTTCAAACTCAATTAGGAGCACAACAAAGACAAATAGATCAAGCAAGACTAGCAGCAGATCAAGAGCAAGCTAGAGAAGCAGCGTTTGGTGATTACACTAGACTAGGATTAATAGGACCACAGTTAGCATCTGTTATCGGTGGATTCCCAGCTGCAACACAAGTTCAATCAACGCCTCCGCCAAGCACAACACAACAATTACTAGGATTAGGTATTGGTGCTGCTGGATTAGGTGGAGCTGTAAGAAGTTTATTTCCAGGGCGAGGATAATGAGTATAGTATTAAGAAGACCAATGTTTAGAGGCGGCCGTGTACGTAAGTCAAACGGTGGTGTTATGGATATCTATGAATCTATTTCTGAAAAGATTCCTATGCCTGAACGAAGAGAACCTAGAGCTTTAACAACTGGTGACTATCTAAGAATAGCCAGTGCAGGTTTAGATATCTTAGGCAGACCATCTGAGGGTGGAGGATTCAGAGGCGCACTCGCAACGGCATCACAACCTCTTGCTCAATTAGGTGTGGATATTGGAAGATCAATAGATACGAGAGAAGCAAAATCATTAGAGGATTTGAGAGAGGCACAAAAAGAGAGAAATGAAAAAATTGCAGCACTCACAAGTGCACAGGTAGAAATGGATGTTGGAATATTAAAAGCACAAGGAGAGTTTGGTAGAAAACTTGCAGCCTTCGATGCGGTTTATGAAGTTAAAAGAGATGCTATTAACAATGATCAAAATTTAGATGATGCAACTAAAAAAACAAAATTAGCAGAACTAGATACAAGATACAACACTGATAAAGAATATTATCTAATCAAAGGTGGTGATGTGT